GCGTCAAGGACGGCCTTCTGATCACCTTCTCGAATGCCTCTGCCTGTTCCTTGGTTAGGCCGATGGTGGCGTATCCTTGTGGCCGCAAGACGCCATCCTGCCGCCCGAAGCATTCCATGATGGCGGTGAGGCTATCAGCCTTGTGCTGCATCGAGCGATTCGCGGCGCTCTTGAGCGTGCGGCCCAACTCATCGATCACGGAAACGTGAATGGGCCGGGAGATGAGAGCCGAGAAGACGCCGCTGGCGCTGGTGTAACCGGCTGGCCCTAGCAGATGCCCTAGCTGGGCCGCATCAAGCATGGCCTCAATGACTGTCTTGGCGTGTTCCTTGCCGCAACCAGTCTCGCCAATATTGAGCAGGTATAGGTTGCTGAAGTTGCGCTGGCTGGTTGTCCATCTCCGCCCCATTGCAACAGCACCAAGGGCAATAGCGGCTTGCACGGCAAACTGCGGCTGCGTCTTGATGGCGGTTGTTTCGTAGTACCGCACAACGTCTTGGAGCACGCCAGGGATCGAGAGCAGGTGCGCCGGGATAGATGCCAGCGGATTGTCTGGCGTAACAGTGGTGGTGCGTTTTGAAGGCAGCACGCCGGGAGTTGCCGCCTTGCCGTGGTCAGTCTCGGCTTGCTTCTCGGGCGTCCACTCATGGCTTGGATCGGTCGTGATGTTCAGAAAGAGGGCTGCGTTCTTGATCGCCGCACTCATGTTCCCGGCGTGCTCGAACTGTAGGTAAAGCTCGAAGCAGTCGAAGGCGTGTTCGTTGCCGAACGGATCGGAACCGTGATGGCTGAAAGCGGTGTTGTTGTCGAAGACGTTACAACCAGCCAGCTTGGTCCCGCTGTTCGGGCTTAGATAGCGATTCGGTGCGGTGCGGCGATAGCCATACTTGACCAGCAACTCGCCGATATTGTGCGCCGCATTATAGGCATCGATGACCGATGTGCCGGGATTAGGTGCCCGAACCCGAACCGGGGCTTGATACTCAGGCCTAACCTTCCACGGGCATAGGTCCATCATTTGCGGGCGCAACTTGTCCCATTCGTCCCACATGACTTGGAGTTGACGCGGCAGGATCGGAATCTGATCGAAGGGCAATCCTTCCCAGACATAGGGCTGCATCGTGTCGGGATGGATCGACGGCGGCAAGACATCCTGCACCGGCCCACCGCGCAACTCGAAGACGGTCGTGTTGCCCCGGCCATCCTTGTTCGGCCATGCGATGGAATGGCGGGATAGATCATCCCGATGGGCGCGGAAGATCAGCTTGCCTCGCCCCTCCCGGCCCCGGATTCTGGCGGTTGATGCCATCAAGGCATCAAGATCAAGACCCAGCCCCTCGAAGATGATCCGCGTCCATTCCATGTGGTCGATGTCGATCGCGCAAGTTCCAGTCCATTGATGGATGAGGCCGACATTCCAGGTTGAATTTCTTGAGTAGAAATCAATGGCACCCTGTCCGGTGAGCGCCTTGTCCTTCTGGTTCCAGCCGTAAGATGTCGGCCCCTTCTGCCCTGCCGGGATCGGAACGAGATACCAGCCGAGTTCGGTGTACTGCTTGATGCTCGCTATGATGGTCATTTATGCGCGGCCTTCAAAAAACTCCGTGAGCAGTTTTATCGTCTCATATCGAGCGCCGGGAGCGCCATCCCGAATGGCCTTGATCGTGTTGTAGGAAAGGCCGGTCGCCTTGACGATTTCCGGAATGTCAGCCCCGGCAAGTCGGACGCGAATCTCTTCGATGGATAACATTGGTCAGTCTCCTGCTTGGTGATTGCAATTTTTTCTATTGCACGCATTTCAGAAATATGCAATAAGCCATTCCGTTGAGAGAAAAGGAGGCTGACAATGAGCAGCAACATCACGGGCCTTTGCGGGGCCTGGCTTGAAGCCAAACGCCGCGAGGATGAAGCCAAAGAGGCCCGCATCAAGATCGAAGAAGAAATCTCCCAGGCACTGGACGCCAAGACCGAAGGCGCAATCACGCACAAGGTCGAGCCGTACAAGGTGACACTCACCCAGCCGATTTATCGCAAGATTGATTTGGGCGTGTGGGAGACCGTCAAGCACGACATGCCCGCCGAGGCTTGGCCGATCAAGGTCAAGATCGAAGTGGACGATGCCGGATGCAAATGGCTGGCAAAAGAGCGGCCTGACCTCTGGTCCATCGCAGCCAAGGCAATCACGGCAACGCCGGGAAAGATCGGCGTCAAGGTGGTGTCGGAATGATCCCGGGATTGGACTTGTACTCTGTCGCTGATGCGTTGCAGAACGCACGCGATCACATCATGCAAGCTAGGGGCAGCATCAATCGCAACCGTGAGATCGATCTTGCGATTGAGAATATACGGGACGCGATGAAACTACTCGGAATGAAGGAGGTGGAATATGGAAACAATCATTGAAATCATCACGCCTGACAAAGCGGAAGAGTATCTGTCTTTCAACTCTGGCAATAGAGCACTGCGGAAATCACATATTGTGAAGCTTGCTTCTGAAATGAAGCAAGGCAACTGGCAATGTACTCACCAAGGAATTGCATTCAACGATAAAGGCTTTTTGATAGACGGCCAGCACAGGCTTCACGCTGTGAAGATGTCAGGTGTCTGCGTCAAGATGCAAGTCACCAGGGGTGTCAATACACCAGATCATCTGTCTCTCAAGATTGATTTGTCGGCACGGAGGTCTACTGGTGATTTGCTCAAGATGCCGACTAAAGTTGCCAGTGTTGTAACTGTGCTGGCTCGAATGATGAATGGCTGGGGGAGTGTTCCGATTTCATACGTCGAAGAATGTTCCAAAGTGTTTCGAAGCGATGCTGAAAGCATTTGCGCGATTTCATCGTCGCACATGGCTTTGATTGATAGTGCTCCGGTAAAAGCGGCGGCAGTCGCCATGTCAACACTCAGCAAGTCTTATTATGCTAATGCAGTCATGGCGAGATTGAATGGTCAAATGTACGATCAGATGACTCCTATTGAGCATGCATATTGCAAGATTTGCGCAATGCGAACCTATGACAAAAGTGATCCATATAACACATTCGCAAAGGCCTTGTCGGTTTTTGATGAACGCAATGCTGCTGCTACTAAAGTGTATTTGTCAGAATTTCGTTACGCAGAAGCAAAAGATGCAGTGATAGCTAGAATGAAGGAGCATCAGAATAATGGCAATTGATCTGAAATCATTGTCCAAGCCGGTGGGGCAACGCCCAATAATCGCAACGGTGTTCGGTGAGGGCGGCATGGGCAAGAGCACGTTGGCTGCAATGTTCCCGAAGCCGGTGTTCATCCGCACGGAGGACGGCACCGCTTCGCTTGCTGGCAATGACGAGGTGATGCTTTTCCCGCTGGTCTCATCGAGCCAGGAAGTGCTGGATCAGATCGAGGCACTGGCAACGCAGGAGCATGACTTCAAGACGGTCGTGATTGATAGCATCACGCAGCTTGCCACGCTCATCGAGCATGAGATTGTTGCAGCCGATCCAAAGGCCAAGAGCATCAACCAAGCCGGTGGCGGTTACGGCGCTGGCTATAACACCGCAGCCGAAAAGCACCGGCAGGTGCGGGAATGGGCTGGCGCACTGGCCTACGAACGCGGCATGAACGTGGTCTTCATTGGCCACGCTGACACCGAGACGCTTGATCTGCCAGACTTCGATCCATTCGCCAGATACACGGTGCGCATGCACAAGAAGTCATTGCCGCATTACACCGACAACGTGGACCTCGTGGGCCTGATCCGGCTCAAGACCTATGTTCGAGGTGATGGCGACAAGAAGCGGGCGATCAGCACAGGCGACCGGGAAATCATCTGCTTCCCGCAAGCCTCGAGCGTGACGAAGAACCGTTTCAACATTACCCAGCCGCTGCCGTTTACCTTTGAGAGCGGCAACCCTTTCGAAGCCTTTGTAGCAAAGTAGGAGAAGAGAATGAGACTGAATGGATTTGATGCGAATGTCGTGGAGCCGAGTGCGCCGCGCGAAACGATCCCGGCTGGCAAGTACAAGGCCGTGATCACCAAGAGCGAGGAGCGCCCCACCAAGGCACAGACCGGCTCAATGCTGGTGCTCACCTGCCAGATCATCGAGGGGCCGCATCAAGGCGTGAGTTTGATGGATCGGCTGAACCTCAACAACCCGAACAAGACGGCGGAAGAGATTGCCCAGAGGACACTCTCGGCCATCTGCCGGTCGGTTGGTGTGATGATGCCGAACGAGAGTTCTGACCTCCACGACAAGCCGATGATGATCACGGTGAAGGTCAAGCCCGCAGAGGGCAATTATCAGGCATCGAACGAAATTGCCGGATATGAGCCGTGCGAAGGGGGCGCACTTGCGGCGTCACCTGCGGTAGCAATGCCACCCTGGAAGAAGAAGTAAGGCGAAGCGGGGCGGCTCTCACGGGTCGCCCCTATTACAAGGGAGGACAAACTGTGTCAGCAAAACTTATAACTTATTCTGCATTATTCTTGACTGAAAGCCACGTATTGGCATGTCCTTTTTGCAATACAATAGACTGTGTGAAAACCATAACAAACCCGTGCGCCAGTTATTTGCATTTCGTAAGTTTTGATTTTTCACATTTATTGTCAGAAATGGAAATTTATTTGCGATGTGAACTTTGCCACAAGTATTCAATTTTAAGAATTGCACAAGAAAAAGGAAATCTTGTCCTTACCCACACAAAAGAGCCTGGGCAATCATGACCACCGACACCTATGCAATCGAACGCCTGATGAAGCAGCAGCTGGACGGCAACTTCTGGAGCTTCGATGTCGAAGGCCGCATCGTCTGGAACGATGTCGCGGTTGACTTCATCCCGCAGTTCAAACGCTACACATGGACGGACGGCGAGGAAGATCGACCCAAGACGCAAATGGTGCGCCGCGATTGGTCGATGGATGACTTCCGGCGGATCGAGAAGATGCGGATCAAGAGGCGATTCTGGAATCAAATTGCCAAGAACTTCGGCGCAAGCGAAACGGCTACGAGCGACTTTTACAAGCGTGTCATTGCCCAGCAAAACGAGAACATGACGAAAGAAGTCACAATCAGGCGGCTGAAGATCATCAAGTGGATGCACGACGAAGGCATCAATGCAAAAGCAATCAGCATGTTTATGCACTATGATCGAAGGATGATCGAGAGCATTACCGGGAGGGAAGAGGAATGAAACTAGACATGACATCGCCAATCGTAAAGGCGATCTATCAGCGATACGAAGACAACCGCCGCAACGCACACAGGCCGCATCTTGGCGGGTCGCAGATCGGAAACACTTGCGCCCGTGCGCTTTGGTATCAGTTCCGGTGGACCTATACCGAGAAGCATGAAGGGCGCATCTTGCGCCTCTTCGAGACTGGCGAACGCGAGGAACTGCGCGTGATCCAGAACCTGCGCGCCGCCGGTTGCACCGTCTGGGATCGTGATCCTGCAACAGGTCAGCAGTTCCGATATACGGCGGTCAGCGGGCATTTCGCCTTGAGCCTGGACGGAGTGGTCGAGGGCTTGCCGGAAAGTTCCAAGGTCCACACGCTCGAAGTGAAGACCATGAGCGAGAAGTATTTCAAGGTGCTGTGCAACCTAGGCGTCGAGAAGGCGAAGCCGGTCTACTATGCACAGTGCCAGATCGGAATGCACTTGAGCGAGCTGGATCGCTGCCTGTTCATTTCGGTCAACAAGAACACCGATGAGATTTATGCCGAGCGGCTCAAGGTCGATCATGCCTTTGCAGAGTCGCTTATCGAGAAGGCAAGAAAGATCATATCGACCGAACGGCCACCTCTTGGCATCAGCAATGATCCGGCGTGGTTCGAGTGCAAGTTTTGTCCGTATCATTCGATATGCCACGGAGATGGCGCTGCGGAATTGAACTGCCGCACATGCGCTTTCTCAACGGCAGAGGCTGAAGGCTGGTCCTGCGCCAGGCACAAGAAGGCACTCGATGAGATCGACCAGCGCAGCGGCTGCGGTGATCACATCTACAATCCGGCACTGGTCAAGCTGCCGGTGCATGACACCGGCGAGGATTGGATCGACTACATCAACGAAGACGGCGAGATCGTGCGGAACAAGGGCAGGGAGTTTAGCACATGCTAGAACTCCGCCCCTATCAACGCGCCGCGATTGATGGCCTATACAATTATTGGTCAGACAAGAAGGGTGACAACCCGATCATCGTCGCACCGACTGGCTCGGGAAAGAGCCTCATCATCGCGCACCTGATCAAGGATGCGATGAGTTATCCCGGCACGCGCGTTTTGATTTTGACGCATGTCAAAGAGTTGCTGGAGCAGAACGCCAGTGAATTGGTTGCGCTTTATCCAGAAGCAGATGTCGGCTTCTACAGCGCCAGCCTCAAGAAGAAAGTGCTGCGGAAGCCGATCACGTTCGCGGGCATCCAGTCGATCCACAAGAAGGCTTATGACATGGTGCCAGCGCCTGATCTGGTGATCGTAGACGAGGCGCACCTGATCCCGAAGACAGACGGCACACGCTACAATAAGTTCCTCTCCGATCTTCGCATATGCAATCGCGGTGTTAAGGTGGTTGGCCTCACGGCTACGCCCTACCGACTCGATAGCGGATGGCTGCACGAAGGCGACAACGCGATCTTTGACGGCATTGCATACGATATTCCGGTTGCTGATCTCATGGATCAAGGCTTCCTGGCCCCGGTGATTAGCAAGAGCGGCGTCAAGACCATCGACCTCTCGAACGTCGGCAAGCGCGGTGGGGAGTATATCGAGAGCGAACTAGCCAAGGCTGCATCTGATCCGGAATTGGTAACAGAAACAGTTGCTGAAATCGTGCGCTATGGTGCGGAGCGCAAGGCGTGGCTGGTCTTCGCTTGCGGTGTCAATCACGCCGAGTTGCTCCGTGCCGAATTCGAGACGCATAACATCGAGGCAGATGTGGTGACAGGTGCCGATGGCATGAGCGCACGCGCTGACAAGATCGAGCGGTTCCGGCGTGGCGGAAGCAAGTGCCTGATCAATGTGAACGTCTTGACCACCGGCTTCAATGTCCCGCATGTCGATCTTGTGGCAATCGTGAGGGCCACCGAAAGCACCGGCCTGTACATCCAGATTGTCGGGCGCGGCACACGCATTGCGCCGGGGAAAGAGAACTGCCTGGTGCTGGACTACGGCGACAACGTGATGCGCCACGGCTTCATTGATCAGATCAAGCCGAAGATCAAAGGCCGCACGGAGGACGGTCAAGCCCCGGTCAAGAAATGCCCTGAATGTTTGACTGTCAATCATGCCGCCGTTAGAGTGTGCATCGAGTGCGGCCACGAATTTCCGCCTCCGCAATTCAATCACGGCACGAAGGCATATTCTGGCGCGATGATCTCCACACAGGTACAGGCCGAATGGGTTGACGTTGACGATGTGGGCTATTCCCGCTGGCGCAAGGAAGGCAAGCCAGATAGCATCCGCGTCACCTATTATTGCGGCCTGATCAAAGTTTCAGAATGGCTATGTCCTGATCACGGAGGCTATGCTTCGGAGCGATACCAGAAGCGGATGCCATCGCTAGGAGCGTCTGCTATGACCACTGAAGACGCCATGCAAGAGTGCGACCACTGGATCAAGCCGCGCAGGATAAAGGTGAAGCCAAATGACAAGTTCCACGACATTGTACAACTCGACTATAGCCAGCCCAAGCGCCTCACCGCCGCAGAGTTGGCAGAACTACAAGAGCCGCTGTTCTGATTGCGTGAGCCTGTACGATGCTCGATATTGCACTCATTGGCGTGACGTTGTACCTGATGATGTACAGAAAGAAGGCTGCGATGCGTTCAACGGTTTCCCTCCCTTCTGAGCATGACGAGCAAGCCGGATTCGTTCAATGGTTCCGCGCCAAATGGCCTCGTGTATTGATCTTTGCAATACCGAACGGCGGCAAGCGCAACATCTCGACGGCAAAGAAGCTGAAGGCCGAAGGCGTTGTTCCTGGCGTTCCAGACCTGTTCATTCCGGCATGGGGAATCTGGATCGAGATGAAGCGCCAGAAAGGCGGGCGAACTTCATCGGATCAAGACGGCATGATTTCATACTTGGAAAGCATCGGCCATCACGTTATTGTTGGCTATGGTGCAACCGATGCCAGCGACAAGCTGCTGTCTTTGTTGAATATGAGCGGGGCGGCGACTAAAGGAGGATAGCCACCGCCCCTAGCATCCGGGGGAGCAAACCGGATGCTTACATTAACGATTGATTGAGAATTCTAGTCTAGGCTTGCCATAGTTTCAAGGAGGAACATCATGGCGAAATATGAATACGATGCCACACAAGACCAGTGGCTTCATGGTGATCCGGGCGTGCTGTCCGGTTCAGTGGCCGCTGCTGATCAGCGGTATGCCAAGTCTACCCAGGTCAGGGAGAGCTGTGCCCCTCGGCTCTCCCTGATCGACTGGCTGATTTGCGGCCCGATAATGGTCGGACTTGGCTTCCTCATGGGAGTTTACTGGCCGTGATGAGGTATCTTGTTTTGATCGCCGCGATGACGGCTGGAAGTGTCTTGGCACATGCTTCGGATGCGACTCGATTGGTTACATCGGAGGCAAGACGGCAAGGCGTGCCAGTTGGATTCGCCTTGAAGATGGCAAAGATCGAGAGCGGTGTTCGATGCCACAACCACAACAAACGAAGCAGTGCATCCGGCCCCTTGCAAGTGCTGCGTGGCACAGCGCGGGCTATGGGCTATCGTGGTGACATCCGGCGCGCATCGTGCGCTACGCAGACACATTACGGCATGAAACACTTGGCTATGTGCTGGCGCGGAGCACGAGGCAATGCGGCCTTGGCGAAACGATGCCACCAGGTTGGCGTGTCTGTGTTGTATAGCAAAAAGAAGAGGAGGCGTTGATGACCAGAGAACCTGATCTTGAAACCGTCAATCGCGCATTGGGCGAGACGGTGAGGAAATTGCAGCAAGACTTGGCCGATGCTGACAGAAGAATCCGGCGGCTTAGAGAGGAGTTGGCAGAGGCACATAGAGCAGCGGCACTAGCATCTGGGAGGGATTGGTGAGCGAAGTAATGGATGATGACCAATTCGCCCACATGCTTAAGCTCTCTACTGTTTACATCCCGATCCTCAAGAGCAGATGTCTTTTTGATGATCTGCAAGATATGGACAGATCAGAGGAGCACAACGCTTTAAACTGTCTGGAGATCGTGGCTGACACCTTCGTGGAGATGCAGCGCAGGCTGGGTGTGAAACCGAAGTTTAGAGTCAAAGCCAGTGCGGCATTCTCAGGAGACAAGCATGAGTGATATTGTAGAGAGATTACGATTGCTAGTGCCGAGCGATAGTAGTGGCGCAGCTTTTGATGGTGTTAACGAGATCACCCGCCTCACCGCAGAGAACGAGAAGCTGCGTGCGGCGCTGCGCGTGTGGTGCGAGGCGGAACTGAACGCCTACTACCGAATGAAATATCCGGGCGGTCACCCACACAGCCAGAAGGAACTGGCGCAGGCTATGGCGTCAAACCCAGCCACCGTTGCACTGAAGGAGAACAACAATGATCAAGGCTGAACAGATATCGGATGAGGTGGTGGAGGCGGCTGCGAGAAAACAGGCAGAACTGGATAACGTCGAGTGGCACACCTTGAATGATGTTGCGATCACGTTGCGTTGCAACCACGCCCGCTCCACTCTCGCAGCAGGGCTGGCAGCGTGGCCGGGGGCTTGGCATGTTGACGCCGCTGACTTCGAGGAGAAACTCATCCTCCCACTGACACAGGAGAACAATGATGATCAAGCCTGAACAGATACCTGATGAGGCGGTAGATGCTATGTTGGAAAGCATAGGTTCTTTCTTCTGTCGCGCCCAAGCCCGTGCCGCCTGTGCCGCCATGCTGGCAGCGTGGCCGGGGATAGAAATCCACACTGACGGCACTGAGGACTGGATTGAACTGACCCTGACACAGAAGAACAACGATGACTGACATCATAGACGAACGCGAGAAGACACACGGCGATTATTATCAAGTGTCTATGATGGCACAGGAACTGAAGGACGCCATGCGGCGCGGCAAGAAATGGAGAATACTAGACGATATGCAGCGCGAGACGCTGGAGATGATCGCCAGCAAGATTAGCCGCATCCTGTCAGGTAATCCGCACGAGTCCGACCATTGGCGTGACATCGCTGGCTACGCCACGCTGATCGAGCGGTGGCTCACACCACCGGCTGACCTCGAAACCAAGCCTGACCGTTGATCACGCGGCAGAACTCCGGCTCGAGCAACATGCCGCTAGGTGCAAAGTGCAACACCACAAAACCCTGCGACCAGTTCACGGGGTTATCCTCCGCATAGGCAAACTTGTCGTTCTCGGGTCCGTAATCCGACAACGTGCCGCACTCTACGCCCCATCGAATGCCATTGTAATCCGCAAACATGGTAGCCTGGAGCCGATGCGTGTGGCCGGTCACAATAGACTTGCCGCTCTTCAATGTATTGTTATAGGCACCATGCACGCCTTGGTGAATGCGATGCTTTACAACCGTATGCTCATTCAACCATAGGCTTGTGCAGAATTGCCACGCAGAAAAGTGGTCTGCGATGTCGAATCCTTGAACCTGTACATATTCCGGCGCTGCTTGAGCCAGCCTCGCCATGAAACGGTTGTCGTGGTTTCCGTCTGTCCAGATCAGATAGCAACCGGGAGGCGCATAGGCTTCGATCTCTGCATGACGTTCCTTGACGGCTTCTAGTTCTTCAGCCACGCTCGGCGTTTGTACACGAGCGCCAGGAGGATGACGGCTGATCCGCGCGCCGTCAAAACTATCGCCATTCATGATGATCATTGACGGCTGCAAGTCCTTGATGATCTCGATCATGGCTGCGAAAGCCTTGCTTCGCTCACCCGGCCAGAAATGCCCATCGCTGCCGATGATGACGGGTCCGACAACATTCTCTTTTAGTGCACGAAAACCTTTTGTTGGCACCTCGATCTTGATCCGCTGGGCGGGCTGCGAGATCGTGTTCAAGACAATCCCGTGCTTGCGCTCGATGTTATCTCGCCGTGCGTTGACGCCCCGCAGGTTGAGGCCCAATTCTTTGGCTATGGCAGACGGTGAACCTAGACGCTTCCATGCGTCGATGAACTCTTGATCGGAGTACCTCTTGGTCATTCGCTACTCCTGCGCGCGGCGGAAGTTGAGCCGCCAGATCACATCTGCAACTTGCTTGCCGAACATATCGATCTGCTTTTCTTCTGCTTCTGGGAAGACAAGATGCGCCACCTCGTGTGCGGCGATCTCCAAGAGCAGTTTCGGCTTCTGGAGGAGACGCGGGTCTAGCTGAATGTGATCTTCGCCGATATAGGCCCAGCCCCAGGCACGCTCACAGGTCTTCCATTCGATGGTGATCTTGCGGCGTGCCATAGTGTTACCTCTTGCATCGCTTTCGGCGGTGATCCCATTCTCCGCCACGGCGGATGCAGTCACGCCATTCTTTCTCTTTCTCAGGAGGCATTCGTTTTAGCAAGAAAGGCAACGATGCCTTGAACATAACAATGCCAAGGCCGAACCAAAAGGATGGCCTTTGAGCGACGAGAAAGCCGCCAGCGCCAATGCCGATGAACAGCACGACGATGGCGGCAATCTCGATCCAGTTCACTTCTTGGCCCAGATAGACCAACCAGCGGCGAAGATAACTCCCAGTGCGCCGATGATCTCATTCATGGCGGTAGAGTCAATAACTCCGGTGCCGACAACATAGCCGCCACCAGCCGCGAGAACGGCGCGAACAACGCCCCAGACCATTTCTTTCGTCATCACTTACTTCCTTTTGTTGTGCCGGGATACTGCTTCCACGGCAGTTGAAAATGTGGCCCGTCCTTGAACGAAACCCAGTCGCCGCCCCACTCTAGCAACACGTTCTCAGCCTTTGCCGCTGCCTTCATTCGCTTGGCTAGACTATCGTATAAAGGCCAGTCCCAGCGCACCTGGCCTTTGATCGCGCAAGCCAAATCAACAGCGTGTGAAAAACCATTTGCCGCAGGAATATGGCGAGACCGTAACGTCTTTGATGCGCCCTTGGCCTTGAGGATCTTCTGCTCCTCAAGAGTGCGAACGCCGCAGGTGACTATGAAGCCTGTGTCGGCATCCTTCCAATCACCAGCGCATCGATTTACCACACGCACCAGATCGGGATGAACGCCTTTCAGCTTGGCGAAGGATGCGCTGTTAAGCTTCATTTGCGTAATGCCTCTTCGATGCTGTCGAGCTTCGCCATGATCGCGCGGCTCGTCTCGCGAATCTCCTTAATCTCTCGATCATGCGCTGTACGCGATGTTTCGGTCTGCGCTTGCAGGACGGCGATGGCAGTCTCGTGCGCCTGTTGCTGGCGGTATATAATCCAGACAAACGCGGCCACTGGAGCGATGATCCATTGCATGATGGCCCCGAGCACCTTGAAGGTCTGATCGTCAATCATGGAACACCATTCATATCTTGACTGCGTATTGGTTGAGCATGAAGTCAATCGCCAAGCCGCTGTCTCCAAATAAAAGCATCTCTGTTGGAGGCAATGGTTGCCGCGCAATGCTGACCGTTCCGCTTCCGATGATGAGAGAAAGCGATTGCGTAGGTTGCTCTTGGTTCATATCAAGGCTGATGGTCTGAGCCGGATTGTTGACGATTAGCGAAACAGTCATGTCGTAATGTCCTCGCGCACATCAATCTTGAATGTTTCGGTGCTTTCAACGCCACCACTTGTGAACTGTATGTCGCAATACATGATGCTGTCGTTGTCTTCGTCAGACACCGGCCACAATGCAGTGTTCGCTGCCGTCTGCGAGAGCGTGAAACTGCCAGTTGCTGGTGCGCTGATTGTCACCGTCAAGGATTGGGAAAAGCCGCCATTCCGCACCATTGCCGCAACCGTGTAACCAATAAGGCTAAACGATGCCGGAACTGCGGTGAGACGTTGGCATGACAACGAAAGAGTATCGCCGCGCTTGAATGTTATCGTTTTGGTGATGGGCGTTGCCATTGATTTATTCCTTTATGGCAGTGAAGCATATTCGCGGCGGCGGAACATCCAGATTTTCCCGGCAGCTATGCTGTCGCCGGTGAACGATATGCGAGCGCGCAATATTTTCTGCGCTGGCGTGTCATACATGGCTGAATCTGCGTCAATCTGAGCGCTAAATGAGCTATTCCTGTAGGTCATTGTCATGACAAAATGAGAAGTACTCTCAAGTCTTGGAAAATAGAATTCTGCATGATAGCCAAAGTCTTGATTATTAACTCCAGTGTCTGACTGTCTGACTAATCGATATACTGCATCTGTTTGCTTGAATGCTTCCAACTGAAGCTTACGGTCAGTTCCGATTAAAGCAGCGTTATGCCTCAATCCCAAAGCTAAAATTCGATATTCGTAGCCATCTACGAAATCAGGCGTCACAACACTAGGGACTGTTCCAGTCACTGCGTGATCATAGATCAACCCAGTCTTGCCATCGCCAATCGTCACCTTGTCATACGGATGCCAACCAGAAACCATGACAGGAGCGCCAGAAGATGCTTCTGCAATAGCCGAAGGATTGTCGCGCAACGCCGTCACGGTCGTGCTTGACGGAATGCCGCCAACGGCAACCGCTGCGTTTGAGATGCTCGTCCATGTTGTCATCAAAGCCACCTGTACGGTTGAGGAGTTCCGCTTCCATCATTACCACTATCATCGAGCCAGCGCCACGGCTGGGCTACGCCATTTGCGTCAAGCCCCGCATCGGTTAGCCAGGTCCAGAGCACGCCGCCCTTCTCGTTATCTTCCGCCGTAAAGCGATATGTCAGGCCGTTGCGGGCTACCTCTGCCGAAGTGATCAGCCATTCGCCATCGCGCGGCGCACCAGTGAAATCGACATCCAAATAATGCCGTATCTGCACGACCGATCCGGTCCACACGTTTGTAGCATCTTTAGCCGAAAGATCGAACGTAATTTCTTTTCGCACATCAGAAAAACGATCGAGATAGTTTTGTGCGAGGGAATTAGCGATTGCTTGTGTGTTGATAAATCGGCAGAACAATTCTCTGATCTGCGGTTCACCGCCGTACTGCACTTGCTTGAGGACATCGATGTAAACCGAAACGCGAGAATAGTTGCTTTTCTCGGTCACACTCGGGATTGGCGTGCGTTGTAGATAATAAACGTGCGTTTGCGATGCACGCTCTTCCGGCTTTTCTTCAATCGTGAAACTACCGGCAATAATCGCATCGTCGTCAGTCAAAACGATAGGAGACGGCTGCGGCCTCACTGGCTCCATGAGAATCTTTTGGACGCGTTCGTCCCACCACAAATTCGATATGGCTTGGAGGCACACCTCGGCTAGAAGTTCTTCGATTTTGTCTGGGTCAGTAATCCATGCTGTGAAATTATAATCGGGTCGATATGTGGTCTTTGCTGTAGCCCAATCTGCGAAGTTGATGTACTTCGTGGGAATGCCGCCCCAATTGACAAGAAGGTCATAAAGGATTTCGTGGAATGGCGTGGCGTTGTAATAAAGCACACGCTGCACGCGGTCGTTCTGACTTTGAGCCGCTGCCGTTGTTCCTGCCAAGCCTCGTGTAAGTCCATCAAAATAGATGTTTCCGCCAGTCGTCTCATAACGCTGGGCATATTGGATCACCTCGCTGTTGATCCTGACATATCCAGTTGCAGGATAGTCGCTCAAGGTTGCGCCAGCCACGGTCATGGCCGTTGCTACGTTCGTGATGTTTGCTGCGAGTTCTCCACGGCTCAGATACGGTGCCGTCAAGTTGGTGTCGGTGATCTTTCGCAGGATGTCCTTGGCCGTAATCGAAACGCCATTGCGACCAGCGTCGATTTTCTCAATCACATATTCCCGCTGCGTCATGACCGAAAGCGGTTCGCCTATCAGCCCCTCGTAGATGTTGAGCGTATATCCGATGTGATACGGATTGCGGGCAAGCCACTTGCTCCAGAAGCTGCCGATCTGGTCTGGATCATAAGACCTCGTGGAGACGTAAGGATCGGTGCCTACGTCATTCCAAGGGAAGTCTTTGATACGGACATTACTCACGGCGCGATAGCCTAGCGGGCTTTTATTACGCGATCCAGAGGCCACGTTGAGGACGGTCGGAGCCGTCTGATAGTTCTGCATTGCCGGGATAGCGAGTGCGGGCTGGTAAATGTAATCAATCAGGAACGGATCGCCCGCTTCCGTGGTGAGCGTGTTGCCATTCTCGGTCAGCAGATTGGTGTTGTTGTCCTGCCACTCGTATACGTCATCGTTGACAAACCGCAGCGTCAGTGACTTGCTCAGATCAAGAGCCGATAGGAACTTGCAAGTCTTGTCTGTGTTCCAACAGGCATCGCCAGTCGCATTGCAAGGCGAGACGCCGAACGTGCGGGAGCAGAGCGGCTGGATTATCTCGACAATCTCGACGGGGCGCGCTGCAAAGGTCATCAGTAATATCCCGTGACGCCGAGGCTGACAGAGCGATAAGCCTTGATGCCCATATTCACTGGTTCAACGTCTCGGTCGGTCCAGACGAAGCCAACATCGGTTGTGATCTTGGACGGATTGCCAGCGATGCAGAATGGATGCAATGGCAACGTCTTTGCGAACGGCTCGAAGTAGGTATCGTACCAAGCCGTTGTCAGATATTCCCAATCGTAAGATGTGGTAACGGCGCGCCTTTTGATGATGCGCCCTAGCCATTGGCCGGTTTCAGAGAACTGTTGCTGTGCTTCCGTGACGCGGTTCAAATTGAGCGGCCTATGGCCTCCGTAAATCGGAATCGGCATTTGCAATGCAGCGCCCGCACGAATGATGCCGATGGCAATGTCTGTGCCATCATTCACGTTCACTCGCACTTCGCGTACGGTGTATAGTGCTCCAGCGTTGTTAAAGAATGCTGCAATGGTCGAATTGTCGGTTGGCGAGATCGTCGCACGAGTTGTGTGACCACCTCCGACTGTTGCCGCCGTAGAGATTGTCACCACCTTGCCAGATAGGTTATGCGCTGCGATAAAAACGCAATCGATAGATACGTCTGCCGCTGCCACAAGAGTCCAGTTATTCGAGCCTGGCGCAAGCTCCCACCGCTGCGATGTGTAGTCATTGGCAGCATAAGCCGGATTGGTTCCATCACCAGAGACAGTGCCGGTTATCATGTCCCACAAGATGCGGGCATGGTTTAGCGGCTCATTCGTGGAGACGGTATATCCGGCTGTGCTTATGGTCACGGCGTTCCTGCCATTTCAATCCAGTTGGTCCCGTCACAAACAAGCAATGCCCATGCGCCATCGGTGTTTGGCAAAATAGGAGTGCTAGCTCCTCCGCCTTCGCGCGGGACTACATTGCCAGATGCCGACACAACTGTCTGAGCCTGTGTGGTAGAAATCACGAGAATGCGGCCTGTATTGCTTGCAGGTGTCGGAAGCGTGAGCGTGTTTGATGACCCCGTGCGGTTGCTTATGATGAATGTCACGCCAGCCGCAACCGTGTAATCTGTCGTGACAGTCACCGGAGCAGCAAGGGCAAACGATCCGTTGACTTGCAGCTTCGCCGTTGGCGTTGCCGTGCCGATGCCCACGCGATCAGTGGATGCGTCTACGAAAACAAGGTTGGCGTCTGTGTCGCCTTCGATGCGTTGGTCTACATCAGCGCCAGCATCGTTGAAGACGTTTGCCCCTGCGAATGATGCAGCCGGAACATTCTGAAACAACTCCGCGCGCGTCTGCTTCTTGGTCTCGGGGACGCTTGTGTCCACCACCACATAAAGGTCATCCGTGGCCGTGTTGGCCCCGGTCAGTGCTGATAGTGCTGAAATTTTGATGTCAGGCACAGGCTGTCTCCTTATTTATCTCAAGTGCAACATCAATAGGCCAGTTAAGGCCGTATATGCGCTGGCGTACCGTGCTTGACTTTAGGTTCTTATATGCGATCCATTTTTCAAGCGTGCGTGTTTCTCCATTTATAGTAATTAGTCGGCTTGAACGCCTGTTGTTTGCCTGTTC